GGCCCAGGCCATCCGGTGCCCGTTAGTCGCCACTGCGTTGCCGTCTACAAGGCAAGCGCCGTTCAGGTAGTACCGAACGTCATCCGTTGCAACGGCATGGCTGACAGCGGCGAGAGACGCTCCTAGCGCATCTGCCGAGAACTTCATCGGCTCGGCCGCGCCGTAGTCCGGTTGCGGAAACTCGGAGTATTTGCCGCAATCCAGCTTGATGCGGCTTCGACCCTGCTTTACTTGCCCGTCTGTTAACTCAATCTCACCGGCACGCATGGCGCTGACAGAAGCCGCCAACTTGGCGGCCTCCGTAGTGAACTGGCACGGCTCGCCATGGGCATCCATGCGAGCGCTGTAGGTGGCGCTGCCATCGTTGGCGGTTAGCGTCAGGGTATCTCCGTCAAAATCGACGGCGATATGATTCATGATTGGAATACTCGACTTTTTGCCGGCAATCTTTGCCAGCTTTTTCATTGCAGGTGCAAGGTTTTCTTTTTTGACTTTGATCATGGGTGATTCCTTAGAAAAGATCGTACTGGGCTTCTTTCGCCAGTTCGAGGTTGCGGATGGCAAGATTGAAATAGGACTCTTTGAGTTCCGCACCGATAAACTTCCGGCCAGACTTCAAGCTCATGTAGCCTTCAGATCCGATACCCATGAACGGGCTCCATACAATTTCGCCTGGGTTGCTCCAAAGTTGCAGGCAACGCTGAATCACGTCTAGCTGCAGTGGACAGATATGGCGCTCGTCGTCCTCTTCTCGGCCTTCCCGAAAGTTCAGGGTGTCGGTCTGGTTAATGTCATCCCAGACCGGAGACGCGTACCGCTGCCAAACGTCAACACTGGTATTGTGACTGCCATCTTCAACCGTCCAGCATTCGCGCCCGTCGTCCCATTTATGGCGTTTGAATCCTGGCGCCGGATTTGTGCCCACGTAATAGGTGAACGCCCCGCTAACTGGCTCTGAGTTGTCGCCAGGCTTTCGCATCATAACCATGGTATCCGGTATACCCATTCGGCTCATGGCGCTGTCTTTTTTGATGGTCTTGTGAAGCAGTCCGAGCGCCTTGGTTCTCTGCATGGCGACCACGGGATCTTTCCAGATGCAGACCTCAGAATGGAAAACGAACCCGGCATCTTGGTACGCCCGGATGATCTCGCCACGGAAGTCACGGATTCCGATGAAGCCGTCGTTTTGCTTGCTGGTCGGCAGGTTCATGCAATGGATGGCAACGATGCGCCCATGCTTCATGACTCGGAACTGCTCGCGTATCAGGTACAGGTATTGCTGCCAGAACTCGCCGCTGTCTTTACTGTTGCCCATGTCGCGGTCGCTGTTGGAATACGTGTATAACGATTCAAAAGGCGGACTGAACACCGAGAAGTGAACAGACTCGTCCGGCAAACCCATTGCCACCTCCACCGTGTCAGCGTGGTATGCGGCGTAGTCGTTTGTCATTGCCTGGTTGATTACATCAGCCATGATGGTAGCTCCATTTTCTGTTGTGGGTTGTATTCTGTTTTTGTGGTGGCAGCAGAGAATATCTCTTTGTCCATCATCGTTTTCATGTGCTCAACCATCTTCTGGCCCAGAACGGCATTCTGCTGATCCTTGCGCCGGATATTCTCGACAACGGCACCTTCGGTATCGGCGGAAACAACATGCACGTGGACCTGCTCTTTTTGCCCAAACCGCCAGCATCGGCGGATTGCCTGGTAATAGGATTCCCAGCTATCGGAAAGGCCGACGAATATCATTTGATGGCACGATTGGAAATTCATTCCATATCCACATATTTTTGGTTTTGAAACCAGAACCATTACATCGCCATGAGCGAATCCAATCATAGCGCTTGTCTTATGCTCCGGCTTATCGCTACCTTTAACCTCAACGGCATCGCGGATAGCAGCGGTCAGCTTTTCTGATTCTTCGTTCAGGTGGCACCAAACAAGAACCTGCCCATCCATGCTGTTTGCGATCTCGGCAGCCTTAGCCACCCTATCCGCCACGCTGTCTTTCCTGGCCTTGTTTCGATCTTGCAGCCCTTGCGCCGGCTCAACGAATAGGGCGTCTTCTGGCACGGTTTCGACAACGTGAGAGTGGTAAACGACTGGCGGCAACTTGTGGGCAGACCCGTCAAAGCCAAGGTCATCAGGCTTGCGGATAACGACGGCCCATGTTGCCAGCCATTGAAAGAACTTGCTCTCGCCGTGGCCTTTTAGCCGCCACTTGCTAACGTCTCCGCCGTCGTGAATGAAGAACATTGCCAGCATTTCAACCTGACTCATGATGCCCAGGAACTCCGACTGCGTGCCCAGCTCCATAAAATCGTTAGGGCTCGGTGTGGCGGTGCAGCTCAGCCGGTACGGTATGTGACGGCCAAACTCCGTGATCTCTTTGCGCCTGCGCCCATCCATGCCTTTCAGGATGCTGGATTCATCCAAAACCAACCCCTTAAACTCATCCGGGTTGAATTTGTGCAGCTGCTCGTAGTTAGTAATCACAATGCCGGGGCCAAAAAATGTAGCGCCGGGGTTGGCCTTTTCAACGTGGATGCCGTATTTCTCGCCTTCTTCGATGGTCTGGTTAGATACCGCGAGCGGGGCCAGGATCAAAACCGGTCCCTTGGTATGCTTCGACACCTGGTCAGCCCATGCCAACTGCATGATGGTTTTGCCAAGCCCGGTATCCGCAAAGATGGCCGCTTTCCCGCGCTTGAGCGCCCACCGGACGATAGGCTCCTGATAATCAAACAGTGGGTATGGCAACTCGTCTGCCGTGAATCCAGCCTCGACGTGCCTGAAGGCTTTTTGTTTGAGGAATTGCTGGTAGCTACTCACTCCCCCAACTCCCCAGCCCGCAGTGCGGACGCAATGATGTCTTTCATGTCCTCTCCCCGCGTTTTGTGGCCGCGCTCGCCAGGCTGTAAAGACTTTTTGATTAGGTGTTGCAGCGCCGGGTTTTGTACGCGCCATGCGTGCAGGACGTCATAGACATCCACCCATACGCCGGGCTTGATTTCGCGGTGGTATTTGCTTCGGTTGCTCGCCTGCTTTTCTTCCATCGCCTCCCATGCCTCGTCTTCCGCTTCGGTGACTTCGGGTGATTCCAGCCATGCATCACGAGCCAGATTCCAATCAAAAAACGACCACTTCCCGCCCTCTTTTTTGTACTCAACGCGCCGCCCATACGGCAGCACGGTATCGTCCACTACCACGTCGCACGACCCGTAGCCCTCGGGCCATTCAGAGACGTGGGAGGCCAGCCACTCTAAATCTGGATGCATGCTCATACCCGCCACCCCTTAGCCACTTCAATCAGCTCCAATACCGTCTTATCGTGCGCGCCCTGTGGTAGCACGCCCCGCTCGATTCCCAGGTCAATCACCGCCGCCCGGAACTTGCTGAACTTGGAAAGCGTAGGGCTCATGCCCAGGTTGAACCACCGGCTCCAGTTAGACGGGGCCATGTTGCCAGCCCTTCGTGCAGCCTCCGCTGCCGATACGCTGGTCAGCCGCATTAACAGCTCCAGCTCTGCTACTTCTTTATCTGGTTTTGCCATGTCATTGCCTCGTTTGTTGGTTGACGGTTTGCATTGTTGCACCTGCCTGACAGTTACGCAAGTGCAAATTAATTTCTAAAAGGTGTTGCATTGGTGCAATGATGCAATTAAACTAGGCTCAACGGTTTAGGAAACAACGACGGAGAAAAGCATGAAACTTTATCACGCAGCACCGGCAGAGGCAGTTGAGAGCATTCTGGAAAACGGCCTTGAAGCTCACGGCGAGTTTTGCATCTCGGCAACTGACCGCGAAATTACCGAGGCGGTTATTTACGGCTTTGATAACGCCAGCGACGCAGAAGACTTTGCCATCGACCAGTGCTACGACGGCGGATTTGTGGTTTTCTCCTTCGAGGCCGAAGAAGTTGTTATTGACCCCGAATACGACGGCAACGCCTTTGCCGCAAAAGATGCCAGCTTTGTGGAGATCCAAATTGACAGTCGCCACTAAGGGCGGCAACACCAACAACGGAAACGGGAGAGAGGGAATGGACGTAAGCGTACATAACCCAGAAAGAAAGCAATGCGAAACAATGGAATGCGAAAGCGGAGTATTTGCCATTATTGGTTTTGAGTGCCAGTACGGCGGGATTACAAATCTGTTTTTCACTGCCCCTGACGAATTGCGCCAACACGCCACGGCCATGAATCTGCTGGCTGAAAAGCTAGAAGAGGAGCAATCAAAATGACCACCCCACAACACCCCTACCACATCCAGCAAGCCAGTGACCTGCTGGAGACCGGCAAGTGCCAGCTACCGGTTGACTGGTCAGACTTGGCGCGCCGGGTAGCGGCGCACCCGCATTACTCGCAAGCATTGCAGGCCAGTTACAAGGGCAACCTCCGGCTGCTGAAACTGATCACTGAAAACGCGGCAATTGCTCTGTGTAAGGATTTTGACCGTGAACTATAACCCCATAATCGACATCGCCCTACTCGGCACTGCACTGGCCATCGCTGGCCTTATTATCCACGTCACGCAAAAGCCGAAACGGGGTGCAATACTGGAGCCTGACCGCCAGAAGCTGAAAGAGCATCAGGCGGTTCGGCGGATTTTGATGAAGGATGGGGAGTATCACTGATGATTATTAGCCGCACGGTAGATGTAGAAGTCAAACTAACGGCAGAAGAGTTGGCCGAGCAGTTCTGGGCGATGGATGGCGACAACCAGGCGCGATTTTTTGATGCACTGGCAAATACATCTTCGGGACGCCTGCCGATGCAACTTCAGGCCGTGGCGGACAGCGAGCACCTAACAATACCTGCCCGCGTTTGTATGCAGTCAATCGGGGAGTACGGAGAATGACCCACAACACCGACGGAAACCTGGCCGCCCTCCGAGCCTACGAGCGCGAGCAAGACGCACTGGCAGCAGCCGACCAAGCGCATGAAGATGCCATCTCAGAGCTGGCGGATGAATTGTTTGACGCCTACATAACCGGAGACCAGGACGTGATCGACGAGGTAGACGACTGGCTGCGTGACTACCAGTGGACTGAGCGCGTCAGAGCGGCCATGGTCAAAGAGTGCGAGCTACCCGTGATGGGCCGTGGTGGGTTCATGTACAAGATGGGGCAGGCGGCGATTTCAGAGGCTTGCGAGGCGATAGCGAAGAGGATGATGGGATGAACGTTGAACTAAAACCAATCGCAGAGTCCAAAGTCCGCCAGCTGGGCGGCGATGTTTGCGGGGTGCTGGTGCGGACAGAGTGCAGCGAGGTAATGGCTGTCTCCGAGCATGGGCGGTGCACTCGTCTTTATGCTGGGGTTATGGGGCCAGCCACTAATGCGCCTGCCATCGGCAGGGATGAGTTTCAAAAGTGGTTGCTTAATGAGCATGGGCTTTATAGCAGATGGCAGGAAGACCGGAACTGCTACGCAGATTTCCCCGCCCACCTTGCATGGAAAGCATGGCAAGCCGCCCGCGCCCAAAGTGGGCAGGGTGCGGAGGCGGTGGGCTGGCAGTTTTATCAGGATGGAAAATGGTGGTATGGCGATGACCGCATCAAAGACCATCGAAAGAATACCAGGGAAGCTGGGTTTCGAGTTCGTGATGTATATGCCGCTCCCCAGCCTGCCCAGCAAGGGAGTGTCCCGGAGGGCTGGAAGCTGGTGCCTGTTGAGCCTACCCCGGAAATGAGAGAAGCATTTTTTAAAGCGCAAGAAGAATGCGAAGACTTTGAGGGGGTATACGGGCCAGTAATGCCAGACCATCAGTATTCAGCAATGCTCTCAGTTGCCCCACAACCACCACAGGAGAGCGAGTAATGATTTCAGCGTACATCCCGAAGGTGGGTGATCCGTGCGAAATACGGAGTAACGGGGTCAAGTGGAGGTCATCTTGGGTCAAAGTGCAATTGTTGTTTGCGACGGATCAGATTTTTGTTTTTGAGCACGCAGCGTCAGGAAATCATTTTTGCGTGAGATTTGGCGAGGTTGAGATTCGAGAACCACAGGAGGACTCAGACGATGAGTGAATCAAAAGTAGCGCCCTGCATTGCGAACGAATACGGGCACCGGCTATACGGCTCAAAGTTTCGTTTTCACAACCTGCCGGACCCGTTCGGAGAGGTCGCCACCCTGCGCCACCAGATCGCCACCGCCCAAGCCGAGAACGAAGCGCTGCGGGCGAGGGTGGCGGAGTTGGAAAAGTGCGTAGATGACGGCTCAGACTCATGGTTGTTGCGCAAGCAGGGCGAGGCGGTGGAAGTGTTGGCCACGCGACTCAAGGAGGCCGCGGACAAGG